ATTCTTGGAAATGATGAATACGGTGAGACTTTAAGCGCACCAGTTACCGCAGAAGAGGTGAGAAGTAATATTATATTCAACCCCACTGGAGAGTTTGCCAGTGAAGAGGGAGCATTTCACCCAAAATCTGAAGGCTTTCATTTAAGTTTAGTAAAATAAAAGCCTACTTCCCCCTAGCCCTATGTATTAATTTGCATGGGGCTTTTCTATGCCCTGAATAATGTCTAACGTATTGATTATATAATTGATAATGCCCAGTACCCCCTTTATATCTTGTTGAAAAGGTACGCCTACCCCCTCGCCATTGAGCCTTTAAATATCTTTGACTGTCGTCAGCTTATAGTTCACACACACACACGCCACGTGAAAAGTTGTAACTGGTTAAGATGTACTGGTAAAATGCTGTTGATTAACTGCTTTGAAAAATGGGGCTGTTTATGGGGTTAAAGAATGCCATCATATAAGATTAATTGACAGAAATCAGCACCCTCAGAATGGCTGTTCTCTGCGACTGGGGTCACGCAAGGGTCACCACCCCCCACCCACACCTACGTATACACAGATGCTAGATTTTTATTAAACTTAGGTTGGTTGAGAACCATTCGCAAGTAGTGATGCCTACTTTTAATAGGAAACAAAGGGAACATAAAAAAACCCCCAGTACAAACTGGAGGAGATTAATTGCCTACTTATATATAGTATTAACCCTGGGGGGTATAACCCTAGTATACATACAAATATCCATTCTGTCAAGTAGTTAAATTTTTTTTAGTGTTGACAAAATGCAACATATGTTCTATAATAAGGTACATGAAGGGGGTTACCTGAGAGGTAGTATATGTAACCCTAAACGCTTGCAAGCTAACAGGAAGATGCAATGTTTTTCTCTACCTCTCCTTTACCCTTCTGTAGGCAATTAATAAACAATTAGGAGATATAGAAGTGGCAAAGAAACCAACAGCAAAACAAGTATCAGATTTTCAAAGGACATTAGAGAATCTACAAAAAACAGGTGATTTAGACGTAGGAGATTTAAGTAAAGGCTCAAACGCCTATCAAACAGGACTGATGTCTAAGCAAAAAATTATAGAAGAGCTTGTAGGTACAAAAATGTCTATGTCTGATTTTGAGTACAAACAAGGCACAGATTTAAGAAACTTAAAAAGTATTAGAGATACAGATAAAGCTAAAGGTAAAGACCTACCTAGAAAAATAAAAGTAGGCAAAAACAAAATGGGCGGAGGTAAAATCTACGCTTCTACTGATAAGAAGTACGGTGGCGGAATCTACCCAAGGAAATCTACTAATGGCTAAACCAGGTTTATACGCAAACATACACGCTAAACGTAAAAGAATAGCAGCAGGCTCTAAAGAAAAGATGCGGAAGGTAGGCTCTAAAGGAGCCCCTACTGCAGATAACTTTAAACAAGCTGCTATGAAAGATGGTGGCAATGTATGTAATGCAAGAAAGAAACTATCTAGCGGCTTGATGAAAAACTATTCATCTGAAGGTAAGAAATACGGTGGAAGTGCTAACATGCCTAACCCTAGAAAACCTCAAGATACTTACTAATGGCAGCAAGGAAAGCTAAGAAAGCTATTCCTAAGACCACTAAGGGCAAAGGAGCCAACTACAGACCCACTAAGTCTGGTGCAGGTATGACTAAGAAAGGTGTAAAAGCCTACAGGAAGAAGAATCCTGGCTCTAAACTCAAGACTGCTGTAACTGGTAAGGTAAAAAAGGGAAGTAAAGCAGCTAAAAGACGTAAATCCTACTGTGCAAGATCAGCAGGACAACTTAAAAGAAGCTCAGCCAAGACAAGAAATGATCCTAATTCACGTATTAGGCAGGCTAGAAGAAGGTGGAAGTGTTAAATGTTATTACCAGAACGTAAGAAATCACAAGAATTAACAGATAAACAAGAGAATTTTCTTGAAGCGTACTTCGCTGAAGGAGAGAAAACCTTTGGGAATATAACCCAAAGCCTATTGCAAGCAGGCTATTCGGAGTCCTCTAGGTCTTCGGTATCAAAAGCTATGCGACCTCACATTATAGATAGAGCAAAAGGATTGTTAGCAACGACAACAGCCACTGCAGTAGGACAAATAAGAGAAGCCTTATCAGGTAGTACGGAAGAACCAATAGCTAGACAGAAGCTAAGATTTGAAGCAGCTACGGACATACTTGATAGGTGCGGTATATCTAAAAGACAAGAAATAGTCACAGAGAACAAGCATATACATGCTGTTGTACTCCTACCTGCAAAGAAAGCAGAAGCATTAGACCTATCAGATGTAGAGGCTAACGTACTTGGAAACGCCTAAGAAAGGAAGACCTAAGCTTGCAACTGGTGAGAAAGGGCGTTATTCAGTATCTGCTAAGGTAAAAGCTCGTAGAGCTGCCCTAGCTCAGTTAAAGTATAGAGACAAGAAGATAGCAAAACATAAGAACCAACTATCGAGGCAGAGACAATTAAAGAAAGAGAAAGTAGAGAAGTTCAAACACCTGGAGAAAGCAGTAGAGGGAAAAGCTGCAATGACGGAAGACGTGCTTGCATCTGCACCGAAACAGTTCCAGGAGTTTGTAGCAGAACAGGAAGTGGCGTTCAAACCGAACCCAGGTCCTCAGATGGAGTTTTTAGCAGCACCTGAACGTGATGTTCTTTATGGTGGTGCAGCAGGTGGAGGTAAATCTTATGCCCTACTTGCAGACGCTTTAAGGTATGCTCACAATCCTAATCACAGAGGATTGCTCCTAAGAAGGACATTGGGCGAACTAACAGAGCTGATAGACAAAAGTAGGCAATTATATAAGAAAGCTTTCCCAGAGGCAGTTTTTAGAGAAAGTAAATCGACTTGGGTATTCCCTTCAGGGGCTACGATTTTATTTTCATATTTAGATAGGGATACAGATGTTACAAGATATCAAGGACAAAGTTTTAACTGGATTGCAATTGACGAAATTACGCATTACCCAACTCCTTACGTTTGGGAATACCTTCGTTCAAGACTCCGTACTACGGATCAAAGCATTATACCGTACATGCGTTGCACTGCTAACCCAGGCGGCATGGGCGGTTGGTGGGTTAAAAAGATGTATATTGATGCTGCCGAGCCAAATACGCCTTTTTGGGCTAAAGATGTTGAAAAAGGAACAATCCTCAGATACGGAGCCGCAGCCCAAGAAAGAGCAGGCAAGCCCCTCTTCCAAAGAAGATTCATCCCTGCCAGACTAACGGATAACCCCTATCTTATAGCTTCAGGGGAATATGAGGCTATGTTGTACTCTCTACCAGAAGTGGAGAGGAGAAGATTACTAGAAGGAGATTGGGATGTTACAGATGGTGCAGCGTTTGCAGAGTTTGATCGTTCAGTACATGTTGTTGATCCCTTTGAGATTCCTAGGTCTTGGGCTCGTATTAGGGCTGCAGATTATGGTTACTCTAGTCCTTCTTGTGTTTTATGGGGTGCTGTGGATTACGATGGTAACTTATGGATATACAGAGAACTATATGGAAAAGGCTATACAGGAGAAGGATTAGCCGAAAGAATATTAGAACTGGAAGCAGATGATCCTACTATGCAAACTGCAGTGTTAGATGAATCTTGTTTCAGTAAGACAGGGCATGGTTTAAGTATAGCAGAATCCATGAATAGGCTTAACCTAAGATGGATGGCATCAAATAGAAATAGGTTAGCAGGAAAGATAGAATTGCATAAACGTTTAGGTATGAATGATATGAAAGAACCTAGACTAAGAATGTTTAGTCACTGTAGTCAGTTGATAAGGACACTACCTACATTACCTCTAAGCAAGACAAACGCAGAGGATGTAGACACAAAAGCAGAGGATCATGCTTACGATGCTTTAAGATATATGTGCATGACAAGATTAGTTAACAGCCCATACTATCATCCTAGGTTTAGAAAACCAAAAGAGTTTGATAGATATGTAGCACAAGACCCTGTATTTGGATATTAGATGGTAAAATCGACAACATATCAAGCCTTTGATTACTTAGATGCAGGCACTTCTAATTTAGTAGATAGAGCTGCAAAAACTCAATATAAAGAAATGACTACAAGTTTAAAAGAACTTAAACTTGTTGATCCTGATTATGTTATTCGTGGAGTGTCTCCTTATTATAAAGGGCTCGTTGATAATTTAAAAAAAGTATTAGACGCAGGCACTAACCCAGAAACACTTATAGAAGGTTTAGGAGGTTTAACAAAATCTAGATATACTCCTGATAATGTAAAAAATTATGCTACTATGTTAGAATCACTTTATGGTACAGGAGCAAGAGTAGAAGATATAAATGGCTTAAGACCTAAAGATATAGATTTTAAAAATAAAACAATACGCTTAAAAGGTAAAAATAAAACTAACTTACAAAGAATAGTTCCTATGTCTGACCACCTAGCTAAAATATTAAAAAATAGAATAAATGAAATAGGTATAGATAAAAAATCTAATGCAAATAAATTTATTTTTTCCACAGACCCTAGAAACGGTACTATTAAAAACGTTATTAACTCAACTGAAGTTAATAATTATATAACTAAAATAGTAAATTCTGGTTTTAATGATATAGACCCTAGTTTTTTTAATGCAGAAATAGACCCAGACACAGGCGAGAAAATTAAAAAATCCTATTTGTTTAGACAAGGAACTGCAAGTTTACTAGGAAATTCTAATTTAGTAGATAGGTCACGTTATGCTGCAGAAATTTTAGGGCATACAGATGCCTCAATGTTACAGCATTATCAACAAAGAGTTCTTTCATGGGCAAACACAAACCCTAAATTTTTAGTAGATTTAGATTTAGGAGAAAGAGAACTATCTACTTTTGATGCTCATTGGAACTTTGACCAAAAAAGAAATAGAGTAGTGTCATATTATATTACTAAAAAAGCTACAGATGATTCAAGAAAAAAATTAAATAAAAAAACTACACCTACTCCAGTAAGAACTGCTGTTAAAAAAATATCTGAATTTGATGCTGCACTAAAACAAAGAGTGTATGGTAATTCTGAAGTATTTAAACAAAACGTAATGCCTGAAGGAGGAGCTAGTAAAGATTTCTTAAGAGCTTTAGACACAGGAGCCCCTCTTCCTGAAACTCCTGTAGGAACAGGCGCAGCAGTAGTAGAAGGTGGAACTACACAAGCTAAAAGAAAAAGAGCAAGACAAGTAACTCCTGAAAGTAAGCATTTTGCTATTTGGAGACAACAACAAAAAGATACAAATGCTTTTAGAGCATTATTAGATCGAGGCTCACAATCTAAAGTTCTTGTAGATTTACCTATGAGTTTAGATACGGCTAAGCAAACTATTGAAGGTATATTTAACGAAACAAATGCTAGTGGGTATATGAACAACGTAGGAACTAAAATACAGGAAGTTGTTGAAGGTATTACAGGAAGCACTGAAATAGGTTACCGTAAAGCTGCAGACTATCTTCCTTTTAATCATAAAGGAGTTCCTGACTGGAATAAAAATAAATCTTTGTTAAATAAAATTGTACCTAAAACTTTACAAAGAGCAGGAGCAGATGGTGCAGCAGCTATAAGACTAGATAGTGGTGTACTTACTGAATTGATGGAAACTATAGAATATAATAATAGAGTAGACACTGTAGCAAAAAA